GGGGGGGTGGCCGGGAATCGAACCCGGTCACTGAGTTGAGTTTACTCAGGCAAAATCTTGGTGAAAAGGTTGTCCATTTGTCCACCCCGTTGGAAGGGAGAAGGAGGTCAGTTTTCCACGCTGACACTATTTCTTTCGACGGCGCGTTGACTGCGACCGAGGAGGGCCTCGTTTTGCGGATTGATGCGTAGGACTGACGTTTACCCATATACGTCTTATCCTTTCTGTGAAGTGGTCAATGGATCTACTTGGTTTTAACGGATCCCCGTCGAGTAAATCGAACGGGGGGTTAAACCTTTCTAAGTAATCGAGAATTTGTGAAAGTGAACTCAACGCCGCCGCGACCCCCTGCGGCGGCAACGGGTTGTTTGCAACTGGAATGGGTAGACCAGAAGCAGGCGATCCGGGGAAGGTTTCAGTGGTGATACGCCTCAAGAATCCCTCTCCTTGAGTGTATATCGGTACGAAATCTTGCCAAATCCGCGTTATCCAAGCAACAGAGAGCATCGGACACTCGTGTCTGAGAAGAAAGATTTTTCTCTGCGTGTCGAGATACCTAGTTTTAACGGTGTCAACCCGTTTTGCTAAGTGGTCTCGTAGCGGAAGAATGATTGCTGAATATAACGCAACCAAGTCCTGGTGGTACCACTGGGCTTGTGAGTCAGAAATCACCGTTCCTCGGTAGAAGAGTGAGTTCCGGCCCGAAAACGCGCGCGTTAAGGACTGCAGCCACTCCCACACTACCCCTTCCGCTGGCCGGAGGAGTCCAGATAATGGACCTTTCGGCTGAAGAAGGAGAGGAGCTACGATTTTACTCGCAATATCTACTCCCAATCCAGCTTTGTCTGCCCAAAATCGAGTTGAAAGGAAGGCAGCCTGGTTAGGCGTCACAAAACGTTTGACTAGCTGTCGTATTAGGTTACATTTCGAACCGGCGTCTGATAGAGTGAAGTATCCTCTATCAAGCGCACGTCGAACCATAGCAGCTCGATCCTGGACGGTTTGTACATTTACCTCTTCCCGCAAGGAAAGAGGCGAGACGTCGATTTGGCCAACCCAGTTACGCTGAGCAAACTGAAAGAAGCCATTCGTGGAAACAAACGACTTGAGCAGATTTATTTCTATACCTAACTCGTTACATACTTTCAGATACTCCGACGCAACTTGTTCGTGGGCTATGACCACATCATCTCCAAGAACGGCGTATAGCTCGAAAACCTTTCCAACACCTACAGCACCAACTCGATAAGCCGCGTATTGGATAACGAGATGGTGAGCGATTGCTAGGGCTCCCCAGGAGGATAAAGCCCCCATGGGTTGACCACGGGTGTACCTTCCACTCCATATCACTTGTTTCGGATCTGTGCAAGATTCGGGCCAAAGGGAATTTGGAACTGAACCTGCCTTGAGAACAAAATCTCGATCAACTAGAAGATCCCTCCACGCATCTGCAACTCGGGAGTCACAAAACACGTTGAGAATACGTTGATATACCTGTACGGGGATGACGTCGGTGGCCGCTGTCAGGTCATAACACCAAAAGTTAGGTCCCAAAGTTGCTAGTCTACGCACAGCAGCTTCTTGATCAAATGTAGCGTCTCCAGGGAAGGAGCGTAAACACTTGAACAAGTAATCATGTAATGGGAGCAGAGCTTGTTGAGTGAAATAATCCACGATAGCGAACCATCTAGTCTTCCCGGCAGGCTCTCCATACTTAAAAGATAGCCTACCCAAAAACGAAGTCTTAGGAAGTGGGTCCTTCGGTTCCGCCCCCAAAACCGGCAAGTTGTCGGGATTGGGTTGGGTTTCTAAAACTGCGGCAATATGACGATAGGACTCAAAAGTCATATTACCGAAGCTATCTAATGAGTTATAGAGAAACCTAGCCAACCAAGATCGGACCATGGTGTTGGACGACGCCTCCACCCATTTTCCTTTCTTGTTTACTCGATATCCAGGTCTATCAACACCTCCCGCGAAAAAGCTTTGCAGGTACTTTCTCACGGCACCGCCGACTGGCGCCATGAATTTCGATGGGGCAAGTTGGAAAGCTTCAAACCAAAACGGGACCTTTTCACCTCTGTGTTCTGCTGACGGAAAATTCTTCCGCAGGACTTCCCATTGACGCTTCGGATCCTCCAAAACGGCACCAGTGAAAATCCGCTGAAGTACGTATGGTAAACCGGGTCCCTGTTTACCCAGATACGTAGCGTGAGAAAGAGACAAAGAAGCGAAAAATGCTTCAGAAACCTCTTCGGTTACCCCAAAAACCTTCCACGCTCGGAATAAATTTGGAAGTCGTCCAGAGATGAACCAAGCGTAAGCGTCGGTAGAAGCCTGAAGGATCGAGGGAGATCCATTAGGTCCGGCTGTCGACAAGAAAGGGAAGGTCTTTATGGTAAGATCGGGTTTCACTAACATCGGGTTGAGGGCAGACCAACCTGCCCAAAATCGATGCAAGAAATTCGTGAAGTTGGTCAAAGCATTTTCAGGAAAAACGAAAGGTGTACTCTCGATCCTCCCCATGGTAAGCTCCGAAGGGTTAACCGCAAAGGCTCTGTACGCGTTCAGCATACTCGACCAAATACGCATCCCATTCGGTTCGCGGTTTCTAAAGGCGAGTCTCGCCCCTAGAGGAAGTGCCGCGGGCAGCCCATGAATGAGACGAATCCTTAGTTCTTTTCCAGAACCTAAAGATGACGTACTCTTCATTGGGTGGCCCGAGAGGTATTGGTTTACACAGAAAAGGTAAGTACGCATACGAACTGTCAAAGCCAGAAGGCCTTGAGTCTCAAGAACCTTATGACAATGAACAGTAAACGCCAGTAAGTCTGCCCTCAACCCTATACCAAAGGTTGTGCCTGTCATGGTGGACAGGGTGTATCCCCAACGACGGAGGATCACAACGAGATTTCTCTCGTTCAGTAAGAGCAGCTTACGCACCGAACCGCTCTGGACCGGAGTAGTGTATCTCGCGAACCAGCTTTTCCAACTGAGGCCACTCCTGCCCCAGTGAAGAAAGTTTGTTCCTCTCAGATCCTCTGGGACCAAATGGTCCTGCAGGAGGGTAGCGACGCGCGCTACCCGTTCTTTTTCGCTGAGTTTCTTCCCTGAGACTTTGGGGGGGTTACTTGGTGACGAAGCGGCAGAAGGAGAAGTTGCGGTAGGTTTATCAGAAGGCGTTGCAAGGACAACAATAGTGGTTTCGTTTGAAATCGCTACTAGCACCAAACGTTGATATTCCTTGGACGATATGTACAATATGGCCGAAGGATCGAATGGGTCTACGATAGCTCGGGAACCAGCTTTGACTAGAGCCCAGTCTACTAGAGGGTATAGTGGATGATCTGGACGCTGTGCCACGATTGCTGTACTGCTAAACGTACGTACTAGCACCTCGTAGGTAAGTCTGGATGATAGAAGTATGTCAGTCATCGGTGACACGCCTAGTTTGATACTAAACATATGTTTGGTTGATAATTAGTGCGTAAACTTGGAATCATCGACGACGCGCCCAAGCTCGGGAGAACACCCGCATGTTTGCCCGATTTCACTCTATCCCGGCGTGTACCACCGAAAAGGAGATCCCTCGAGCACGTGGAGTGACCACGGTTCTGTACCTAATACCCCTTTTATATACTCTGTCTAGGCTAACAAAGCAGGGGTGGAGACCGACCTCCACTACGGTTTACGACCGTTAATCGTACAGTTTGGGGCTGTAAACCCAGCGGGAAGGACCGTGTAGACGGCAGAGGACTCATTTCTCCTCTAAGACAGGTGCAACTCCTGCCT